ACTTTCTGCCATTAGGTGTGTGCTTATTTAGCAAGTAGTCATTAATTGACCTCATCTGTTCTCCTATGCTACATACTTGAGACCGGGGGCATTGTTCACTGTATATCTCAGCTTTGGAAACTCTGTATTCAGCATGTCACAGAATGATGCTGTAAAGTTAGCTGACTCTCTTGTGATCTGCCCACCTGTCACTGTCAGCCTCTGCTGATACATGAGCTCACCTGTCTCAGAGTGCCACTGCTTGAGAGTCAGATATGTCGTAGTGTGACTCATAAGAGCTCTCCTCACATATGCATAGCACTGACCTGATACCCCACATATGGAGAAAGCAAGGTCAGTGAACCCACTGTCAGACCTCTCAGGGAGCTGGACACTGAATGCAGAGGCCGTGTACTTGATGTTATTGATAATCTTGTACTCATATGCAAGGATGAAATGCATATTTCCGATCTCATCATTCTCTATGTCTAGAGTCACATCAGGGAGCTGTCCCCCTGAGGCATAAATCTCATTCAGTGTGTAAATCATCTCAATCCTCCTATCCCTGATCTGAAACTTCTACGAAGAATGAGCACCATCCGTCCTGCAGACACAGATAGTTCTTATCATTCACAGCGTACACGGCATCAGCATAGAGATTTCCCGGAGTATAGCCTAACTTGATAGGACTTGCTGTCTGACGATTCGGGATATACATCTTTCTCAGATACAACTGCTCTGTAGTTATGCGAGGTAAGTTCTCAAGTCTCACTCCACAGCAGATTCTTGTTGAAGAGCTAATCATCTGAACTCCAAAATTGTCAGGAACAATACTTCCACTAGAACCAACAGTAGGATTACTCATTCTATGCATGAATGTTGATGACGGTATGTACTGATATCCGTAATAGACACTTGAATTTACAGCAGCCATGCTTCCCCACCAATACGGCTCTGTATTAGTCGCATATCCTTTAGATAGACAGACAGCGGTAGAACTCACTGCATTCGATGTCAGTGTCTGAGTCTCATCAGATGCTTGTATTACCTCATTGAAAGAGTAGTTATTCAGTTTTCCGTCATTGAAAGACCATCCCCAAGATGCATCTTGAGAGTCAAAGCTGAAGAATACTTTAGCGGTATCACCTTGAACTCCAAATACAAGTGAGTCGCTTCCTTTCCAATAGTTAAGAGTCATGCTGATTTCATCAGCTGATGTGTTAAACGTAAATAAAGGGATAGCTCCCATCTGCAGAGTTCTTGTTGATTGTCTTGTTGATGCAAGTTTTCTGATCTGCTCAAGACAGATTGACAATGGCTTTGAGCTATATGCATTTAGCGAGTCCTGATAGTCAAAGCTACAGCAAGGAGCAAGACTCAACACATCTCCATCTACAGAAACCGACAGACAAAAATTGTCCTTATTCTTACCTAAGATATAAACATCAGACAACTTTGACCATGATTCGATCATTGTCGTAGTTATTACAGACGGAGCACCTGTCTGAACCGCATAGAGTGGATATCCGCTCCACTTCGCATCACCGATTGATACCTTTTCAATCTGTTGAATAGACGTGTTATTACTCAAGAGCCATGACACGAACTGTCCCACGATATTATTCTCAGCTTGCACCCTTGCTGTCACAGTGCCATCTGTGTAGTCACTCACTTTAGCAGTGAATGTCACTGTTTTTTTATAGCTCATATCTACTCCTGTATTACTGTGTATGTGCCAATAACGTCATCAAGATCATCAATGTCTGCAGACTGAGAGTCATCACGCTCTATGCTGCCTGACAGGTCTACAATGACATCATCACCACTCACCCCACCATCATGCCATGTGCCATCATCTACAACAGTGTTAGACACATCAAGAGTCATGCTCACTCTGTAGATTGTCCCCTCTGTAGGATTTGTACTGACTACTGATGCACTTATCTCACCATTCTGTATCCTCACATATCTGTACTGTATGTGCTGATCACTGTCTACAGACAGCACAGGCATCACAAACCACGATGCACCACACTGTATGTCTGCCTTGTACCACTCTATGAGAGTCCTGTACTCCAGCTCTGTCATTATCATCTGCACTGAGAGAGTATCAGGAGCTCCCTGATTGACTAATCTCTGCCGCACATAGCCATCAGACATCTGAGTCCTCAGCATATTGGCCTTATGCTTGATGCTGTAGCCTGTCTGCAGAGCCCGAGGCAGAGCTGACGGATAAAATTTAAAATCACTCATATATCACCTATGCTCCATATCTCTTGAGCTGATATGTGCTCTCCATGGTCTGAGCAATCTGACCACCTCTCCTGATGTTTGAGACAAAAATATCAATGATGGACTCACCATCTCTGCCTTGTCGCTGATCCACTGTCCCGGCTCTGTCTCTGTTCTCATAGAGATTGACTGTGACTGTGTTTCCACTGATGGCAGATCGGGCAAGGTCTGCAGTCCTCTGTCTTGATGTCACGGATGCAGGACCCCTGACAAGCTCAGGGCCATACTCACCTACAATACCAAGCTGACCAGCACCGATATATCCACCCTTGTCATGCATAGATACAGATCTAAGCTGTGCTATCACACCTGTAGTCATGCTGATAGCTGTAGCGTAATTGGCAATTGCCTCATACCATGTAGAGGCCCCTGATAATGCAGTCATCCAAGCAAGTGCAGCCTTAACTGTTGCAGATGCTACTGCAAAGCTCTTTTGAATGGTAAAAAGTGCCTTGTAGCTTGATGATGTCTCACTGAGTCCCTGAGTCAAATTACCAAAAGCATCAGACATGCTGTCCATAGCATCATGAAAATTAGTCAGGTTCTGCACATCCTCCTCAGAGAGAACAGATCTGCCTTTGTCCAGCTTGTCTCTTTCCTTGCTGTAATCATCCCACAGCTTGTTCCGAGCCTCAAGAAACTCCTCATCAGATATCAGAGACTCTTCATGATACATCTCAAGCATCTCTATCTTGGCATCATAGCTCTCTCTGAGCTTGGTCAGGTCATCATCAATGATGTCATGCACATACTCCTGAGCCTGAGCCTGTATCTCCTGATACTGTCTCATATACTCAGCATCTAATATGCTCTTGGCATCAAGATACTGAGCCTCAGTGGCTACTCTGCTCTGCTTAAACTCCTTGTCAAGCTCCAAGAGTTTTGTCTGATGCTCAAGCTCAAGCTTTCTCAGGTCAGAGAGACCATTCTTTGCAAGGTCTTTGACTGACTGATAATACTTTGCCCATGTATCTGCCTGACTCTTGCCGCCTGCACCTCCTGCCCCTCCTGTCCCTGTTGGTGAGAGGAACTTAATCTTGGTGAAGTCAGGCATTGAGCTCTTGTCAGAAAGTCTCTCCTTTGTCTTTTGGACTTTCTTGTCAATCTCATCAAATTGCAGTGTGATTGCCTTATTTATGACATTTACAGTCTCAATGGTGTCATCAGCAGTCTGATTGAGCACATTATTGTAATTTTTGACAGCCGCATCCCATGAGCCTGTAAATGCAAGAGTGCCAGCGGCCTCTCCCACAGCTTTAAAACCACCGCTAATACTGCCCCATGCCTCAGCAGCAGGCTTGGCCACATACTCCATGAACCCTGCCCGAGCGAACTCAAAGAAATTGCTCAGGAGGATGCCCATGTTGGAGAGTCCATCTTTCTCCTCCTCAGTAGCATCATCAAAAAAGCCACTGATGAGATCGATGCCTGAGCTTACTGCTGATTTGACAGCTCCATAGATGCCTTTCCATCCCTCAATGACTCCCTCAAAAAATGACTTGAAGTATGGAGAATTTTTAGTGATCCATCCTGTAATCTCATCCATTGATGAGGCAATGTCTCTAATGATAGTTGAGATGAGATCACCAAGACCACTCTCAGCCACTGCCCTGACCAAGTCTCCCCATGCATTGTCAATGTGATTGACAGCACCTGTCATGCCTGACTGCAGATAGTCAAGCACACCCTCATTCTCTTTGCCAATGGTCTGAAAGTAGTCATGTAAACTCTCAGCATTCTTATCTACAGCAGTGCTCACACCCTTGTATGTGAGGATGAGCTGACTGCCCTGATCCTTGGCCACAATACCCAACTGCTGCAGACTCTTGAGTCTGCCATTGAGTGCTCCTGTGAATGCCTGACTCACAGCATCTAGACTCTGTCCTGTCCCATAGGCAATCTGTGAGAAAGCCTTGAGAGTATCTGCAGATGGCTGTATGCCGTTCTTTCTCAGGTTCATTGTGGCAGACTGCAGAGCCTCAAACGGCTGGAGAGTGTCTCTTGCTGCCTGCTGGAGCATTTCAAACTGAGCCCGAGCCTCAGAGACTCCTCCCATGGAGGAGATAAAACCTGCCACAGCTTTCTCTGTAGACATCAGCTCACTCTTGACTGCAGTAACCAATCCGGCAGAGGCTATCCCCACCAATGCGGCTTTCCATGCTGATGCCATGGATGAGAAACTAGACCCAATGTCCCTAGTAGACTTCTTGGTATCTTTCCTCATTTTCTGCAGTTTCTTGTTATAGTCAGTAGTATTCAACTTGACCATATTGAGGATGTTATTGACAATAGACATCAGACACCTCCCTTAATATCCCCACCAAGCAGAGCATATGCCTTGCTTGGCATTATGTCAGCCTCTATGCTGTCAGCCTCCTCCCTCTCATCAGGATGGAGCTCCATGTACTCAGCTTTATAGACTGCCGCCCACAGGTTCAGCTCATGCACAGGCAACTCCATCACCTGACTGATCGGCATATGGAGCTCCCGAGCCACCCTCACACAGAGCTTGACTGTGGGCACGTTTATCAGTTTTTTTCAGCATCTCCACTGTTGAGCGTGAACAATGCTTTGTTGATACGCTGGAAGAGCTTGGCAGGTAATCCCTTGACTACAGTCTCAGCCTCAGCAAGAGACTTGAGCTGTCTCTCCCCATTATCATCTACCAATGAGCACAGCAGAGCAAATGACATTGCTTTGACATTGTTGTCTTTCTTCTGCAGCATCTCATAGAATTCCATCTGCTCACATCCTGAGAGCTCTCTCACTCTGAGCATAGCACCCTCGCCAAGCTCATCAGCCTTGACATCTACAGTCTTGAACTTGATATCAGATAATTTTTTCAATAAGTCCATAATTGTCCCATCCTAATCAATTACAAATGAAAGAGGAGCATCTCTGCTCCTCTGATATGCTCTAGCTTGCAAGTGTCCACACAGGCTTGCTGTTGAGCTTACCCACGATGTCCCACTTGAGTGTCTCAGAAATGCTAGGGTCCTGAGGAGTAGCAGACTTGAGAGCCACCTCCATCACAGCAGTGGACTCATCTTGATACTGAATGCACAGAGAGATGATTGCTCCGCTGTTGGCAGCATTAATCAGAGCCTGCTGAGTGGTATCACCTGTGTAGTGATGGATTGTGATTGTTATCTCATTACCATCCCATGCACCGGGTAAATATCTCTTGGTATCCTCAGCTATGCAGGTCTGATCAATGTCCTCCACTGATCCACCTAAACCTGTGAACACACTGACACCGGGGATCGTCACATAGCTCCCTGAGGTATCAGATGCCAGCTTGTATCCTACAAGCGTATTCTTGCCGGTGAGGGCATTCTTCTTCGCTGTAGGAGATAATGTAGCAGTCATATTGCCTCCTAAAAGTAATAAATAGCACTATTTATCAAGTCCCGACTTGATGAGCTTTTGTATCTCCTCCTCAAGTCGTTTTTTGATCCTGTCTTTATGCTGCACCCACTCAGAGTGCAGCACATCTCTCCCTTGTATCTTCTTTGTGCCTAAATCACCCCATATACCGATGTATGTGGCAGGTTTAGGCTTGACTCTGTATGAGCCATCCAAGTTTCTAATCTTGGTGTTGTAAATGTCAGGGAGATGCTTATTTCTATAGCCGAAAGTGTGATATACAGTGCCTCTCTGAGTCCGAGACTCTGCAGTCTTGGCTCTGACAGACCTTGCCGCATATCCTGTGTGTTTCTTGTACACTGACCTGATACGTGACCTGAGTGACCTCACGGCCTCAGCAGTAGAGTCTCTCAGTATCTTTTTCTGTATCTGCATTGAGAGCTTATGATCGACTGAGCTCATACGCTCAAGAAAGTCATTGAGCATGTTCTCAAAGTCTCTGTCATTCTCTCCCACAGTTATCTCTGTGATGCTGTCTTTAGACATTTTCCCACACCATACAGCTCAGCACAGCAGTTGCTATGCTCATATTAAGATCGTTGTTGTCAATTGTCAGAGACTCTATCATGATGTATCTGATACTACCCTCAGTGGTATTATCCAAGGCCTCTACTGCATCAATTAAAGCATCTAAGTCATCAGGAGTCTTTGTGATGAGCACAGCAGTAGCTCTGAGCTCCTTGTGCCATCCCATATCAAGATCATGCTGATATGTAAACTCCATGGAGTCTATCACAATGCTCTTTGCACTCTCCTCTATGGTAGAGTAATCAAAAGAACAAGACACCCCATCAATAGAGGTCAGGATTGTCACTAAATCCTGTTTAACATTACTCAGACTCATGTCATGACTCCACTCTCTGTATAATCGTATTATCAAGCTCAATTCCAAGGATCATCATCCCTGTGAGCTTGTCTGCATTGATAGATACTATCCTGTATCTCAGGCCATTAGGCAACTGCACACACCAATCCTGTCCAATGCCCGACCTGTATCTCATAAGCACAGTGTATGTCTCAGTCTGTAGCTCCACATTAGAGCTCATAGCCTCTCTGA